AGACTGATCGCTCAACTTTGCGAAGTCACTCGGCACCTCTACATCATCATTAGCCGTCATCATAATATATACTTGCTCAGTTACATACTTACCTAGCTCATACATCGCTAGTAAGAATATTAGTCTTAATATTTGTTTAATCATCATTGTCATCTCCTGTATCAATCAAAAAAAGTACCTGTCTCAACATACTCTTTAACTGTTGTTCATTTAGACTGGCTAACATAGGGCTGTAAAATTCACTATCTTCATCTTTAACAGTTTTAATAAAACAGCCTTCAATCTCAGCTTTTTCTTCTGGCGTTCCATTTTTATACGTCTTAAATACCTCGGTGTGCTTTTCTGGTAATTTCATTTTAGGTGTATTAAACATTATTATCTCCCCTCTTTAATGATTTTATTTCTCTTCGAACAAAGAACGTAATACTTCTTCACTAGGTCTTTCGAATAGGGTTACTTTAGAATTATTAGTGTAGTAGACAACTGGAGCATTCTGTGTCTCGTACTTCTCTTTCGCTTCTTCTTTACTCTCTGCCTCAACAACTGTATACCTTTGGTTGCTCTTAGCTCGAGTTATGTGTGTATGTTTACGTCCTGTTGAATCTTTGAATGTTGTGACTAAGTATTGTGTCATTTCTTATAACTCCTTTGAACTCGCTTAAGTTTTTCTACGAAACTTATTGCTAATAACAGAACTAAAGTAGCCATTTTGTTGTACGCATCTGCAAAACCAAGTGTTATAGCAAGAATTATAATCGCCCCCCCACTTATACATATCTGCACGATTAGCGTTATTAGCTTTTAAATATCCCTCGATTAAAATATCGAAAATCATATAACCCAAAACTATCAAAAGTAATATTGTTATACTCACTTCCCCAAAACCTCCTTGACTCGATCTAAGATGTCTTTACACGTATCCTTTTCCTGCGTCTGCTGTTCCATCTTGTCTTTCATGATTCCTTTTCATTTTCTTTTTGTATGCGTCAATGAGTTGGTCGATAGAATAGTAAGTATTGGCGTACAAAAACGGCATTATTAAAACTTGTACAATGCTATTATCAATACCTTTTACAAATTGTTCTGTTAGTGTATGCATTACATGAACAAAATAAACTGAATGTAGTTTAGGTAAAGTAACTTCATTTTCAATTAAATCAACCATAACCTCAGTAGTTTCTTCCAAATCTTCTTCATCAACAATAGTCAAAGTTAATTGCAAACTGAAAGCTAAGTAATCAGCAATCTCATCTAATTGTGTATCTAGTGGCTTACCTGGTTGTTTCTTCCAATTTTTAAAAAACTCAAGTGTGTTAATCCACTCTACAAATTCAATAATCATACTAGCTACTGTGTCATTTAAATTTCTAGTTGGTATTCTATCGTCGAACTCCTTTTGTATTTGTAATAACTCTTGTAACTGATCAATTGTTAATGTGTTAGTCATTTTCCTGCTCCTCCTCATATTTATAGACAACTTGACTCGTCATAATCCCTACTGCTTCATCAAGATAAATATCTTCTTTGAGTGCATCTTGCATAGCATTAGGTAAACCTTCAAGTATTTCATCAAACGCTTGCGCTTTCTTATACACGTCTTCAATCTCTTTTAGTAACCCCTCTGTGTCATTACCGTTATACGCACTAGTACTGATCACTGATTGTTCTATTTGTTTACGGTTATTCATTTGTGTCTTCCTCCATTTGCCCTAAAAATTCGTAGAACTCATTTGTTCCGTCTAGTTCTTCCATTCGCGACAGTATAATATCTGCAGTGCTTTTACCTCCTATATAGAGAGCTCCTATCCTGTTCGCTTTGCTCTCAGGGTGTAGTTCTCTAATTTTAAAACAGTAATGTTCGTATCTTCCAAGCAATTCATTTTTGACTGTGCGCCACATGTTCTCCAGCTCTTCGTTACGTTTTCTTAACTTAGCTATATCCTCGATAAGCTCATCTCGTTGCTTCTTGTACTCATCACGTTCGTCTTTAAAAACTTTTGATTGAGCTCTAAAGTGTCTTATTGCACTTTGCTCATCAGTGATAGAGTCAACATTTTCAGCTCCATGTTTTTTCATGAAATTAATTAATTCTTCTCTTGTTGGTTGTATCATTATATTGCCTCCACTTTTTCGACTTCTATGCTTGCAGTTTCGAACGGGAGCTTTTTACGAATCAGTTTTAATACCATGTTCGTGGCTTTTTCCTCATTCGTACTTTTCACGAAATAATGTTTCTTTAATTTATAATCACATTTAGATGCAAAGAACTTGATACAAAGACATACTTTATAGGTTTGCATCATACTACCAACTCCCCATCTTTCCAAATTAATGTCATAGTTTTATCTTCGTTTAGTATATAAAACGCTCTGGAAGTACCGTCTATCAACTCTCTGATTGAATCATTTTCATATATTTCAAAACCTTCAATATCGTTTAGTTCTACTAGACAATCAAACTCAGTATCTTCAGTGACTTCCTCTGTGATTTCTACAGTAAAAATATCTTTATCTGTTACTACTTTTGTATAAAACCCATGCCCATCAGTTGAAAAATGTACTTCGCTACATTCTCCAAGCGTGCCCATTCTATCTGATTGAAACACTTTACTTTCAACTTGTTCAGGATTGTTCCATGCCCATTCCACCAGTTCGAGTAGCGTCATCTTCTTTTTTCTTTTAATCTTTGCCATTATTTCCATCTCCTCTAAAATAAAGTTGGTTGCTTCTGTTCCTCATATTCCAAATCATGTTGCTTTATATATATTTCGAGCTCTTCAGCAGTATCAAATGTCTTTTTCACGCCTTTAAACATCGTTTTATAATGTCCGTGAAAGTAATAAGTGCCATTGACTTCGTGAACATGTGCAACTTGTTCGTTATCCTGATAAAGATATCTCTTAGATCCGAAAAATTGGTTTAAGTATTCTTTACATGCGCTATCGGTTTTAGGCATTTATACTTCCTGCCACTTCTTGAACATTTGGTTATAAGTGACATCGAACCAGTACGGATCACGTGAATGTTTTTGAGGTACATTAAACAAATGTGGCTTCTTTCTTCTTAGCTCAGCTTCTTTCTTTCGCTGTCTTTCCAATTTACGTTCTTTGCTCTCTCGCTCCATGATTTTGGATAACACAATTTCTTTATACTCAGCTAAGCGCATACCATAAGGTGCATGTAAGGCTTCTAACAACGCCCAGCCACCTCGTACTCTTTTTGCAACCATTCCTGGAGTTAAACCATTCTTTTTTATCAATTCATTTTCATGTTCGGTAAATTTATATGGTTTACCGTTAATCTTTACGATACTCATTTATTCCACCTCTATATACGCATGTCTTATTGTTATGTTGTCATACTTTAGTAATTCATTCGGATTGTCATCTAAGCGCTTTGCCAGCGCATCTTTTTCATCATCCACATCATCAAAATGCTGATATTCAACTTCTGTAGGTATCCTTATATCAATCGTTGCATTTATATATGCTTGTTGTTGCATTAGATCACTTCATTTCTCTTTTGCGTTCTCGTCTTGCTTTAATTAATTCCTCGTAAGTAATCCATGTTTTGCCTGTGTACTTAGGTGCTTTACATATCCAATTGAGTTTTATGTTTCTGTATTTATGTCTGAAAATCTTAGCTTTAAGTTTTGCTACTTCGGTTGGCATACCTTTAATGTCGATAACTTCAATCAGTTTGTCATCGAGATATAACGCGAAGTCTGCAATATATTCAATCTTTCGTTGTTTATCTAGTTTTGGTAATAATTCGAATTTCGGTTGTATTTCGATATGATCATAGTTAGTGCCATTCATATTACTTTCTAAATATTGGTAATATTCGCACTCTACTTTGCTATCAAATACAATTCCTTTGTACTCAACTTTCTTAGCGTTGTATTTACTCACTGTGCCACCTCTAAATATCAAATATCGTTGCTTGTAATCCTAGCTCTTGCTCATACAGAAGCCCATGAGCGCCTTTGAATCGTTTTAGGTCACTATCAGTCATAATTTTCTTTTCGTCGCTGAAATGGGCTCCTGTGAGCGAATAAACTTCATTTACGTTGTCTTCATGTTTGATAACCTTAATATCTTCTGTGCCATCTTCTCGGTATAAGTAATATTTTTCTTTCGGCATTTTTAACACTCCTTAATATTCGACGATAGCGGGGCGTGTGTGACGTTCTGCAAGTTTTTGGACAAATAGGTCATATAACTTATTTTCGTCGCCCTGCGCCTCGTCTATGAGTTTCTGAGCGTACATATCTGAACACTCAAGTTTAGTTTTTAAAAATTCTTTGGTTACCATGCGTCTCGCTCCCTGAAATCGTCTCCGATTACTCTTACTTTTCTAGAGTTGTGTTTCATTCTCGAATTGATACGTTGCCAGTTGGTATTCTGATTTAACTCTTTATCACTAAAGTTAGTTGTAAAGATGTTGTTTTTACCTACTCTGTTATCAACAATGCTAAAAAGTTTATTTAAAGTGTGTTCTGTGTTTTCTACACCCATATCATCTAGTACAAGTAAATCAATATCACTTAGCAATCTGACTAACTCGTCTGTAGTTTCTTCTGCGTTTTTGTTGTATGTCGCTTTGATACGATCCATCAACATTGGTATGTGCATAAAAGCAACCGTATGTCCTTTAGCTTTAACTGCTTTTGCGATAGCGTATGCTAGGTGGCTTTTACCAGTTCCGTATGAACCTTGCAATATTAATGATTTTGGTTCTTTTGTAGAGAAACCTTGTACATACTCTATTGCTGTTTGTTTAGCGTGTACTTGTTTTTCATTTTGTGGCTTATAGTTGTTAACTGTTGCATCTCTTAGAGACGGATTAACATTTGATTGATTGAAAATATAATCAAGTTTCTTTTGTTTATTCCTTTTGTATTCTTCATAAGCCAATCTTTGAATTTCACATTCGCAACCGTCTTTGTATTCATATCCATTTTCAAACTTATATAAGTCATATTGATGCCCGCATTTATCGCAATTCTGTCTTAGTATTACTTCGATTGGTTGATATTTTTTTAAACTCTCGTTTATTTTTTCGTTGAATAACGGTTTCATAAGATCCTCCTAGTCCCAATAACTTTCGTCGTACTTCATACGTTCCAATTGATCTATGCCAGTTTCTTTAATCTCTTCGCTATAATCATTCATATAGCTTTCGTTAGTTAAAAATGTTTTAGGGTACTTTTGATATTGTTTGTCTGTAATAGTTTTTAAATATTCTCGAGTACCTTGCATGATTTGCTCAAAAGTATGTTTCTTTAAGCATGATTTGAATTTAGTGAAAGACATCTTCTTATCTTTTTTCTTGTTGTAAAGTTTCCACCATTCCTCAAATTGCTCATGCGTAACGTCAGTTGCGCTATTATTTGAACTTAAGTTCTTATCTATATCTTTTTCTTTATCTCTTTCTAATTCTTTATCTAATTCTTTATCTTCTTCTGTTGCGTGACTGTCACGTGACGTCACGTGACCATTTAGCAATTTTCTGTTGTTTTCTCGTTGCTTTTGTTTCCTCAACCTGTTCTGCGCCCTGATTTTCTCGAGTCCTTCGATGTTTTGGTGCTTTTCCCAGTTTGTCACTTTTATGACACCATTAACTTTTTCAATCATGCCCAATGTCTCAAAAGTTTGAATTGCTAACCTTATTGAGTTAATAGGTCGGCTAAACTCATTTGCTAACATTTCTTCGTTATACGGCAAGTTTTCAGATAACATAATGTAACCTTGTTCGTTGTACTTTCCTGATAAAGTTAGCAGCTTAACCCAAATGGTTATGATCGTATCTCTTTCGGGTAAAGCTTCGATATATTTGATTTTGCTGTCATCAAACATGCCAACTTTAAGTTTTATCCATGATACTTCTCCCATTGTTTTCTCCTTTCAGCATTTTATTGAGCCTCTCATCAACTTTTATCCACGAGTCATGCAAGTGGTATTTATCATCAAACGACTTAACGCCAATCGCATGTTGCTCGTTGTGATGTTCGCGACATAACGCTAATACATGTTTGTCATAGTGGTTCATTTTGTTTCTGTTCATGCCTCTGCCGACTGCTTCATAATGTGCCAGGTCTGCGTGAGGCTTTCCGCATATTACACAGTTGCGGTTGATTGTAGCCCAATATAATAACGCTTTATCTTCGCTTAACAACTTACTCGTTTCTACACTCATAGGTATTTGATGATGAAACATAAACGCTATAATCAGTTCTATTAACTCCCTTGCGACTTTCATTGAACAGTCACGCAGACTGATTTCTTCATAACCTTTCATAATTTCCAATTCTGTTTGTAATAATTTTCTAGTTGATTCTACTGGTTCGCCCCAGTGAAGTTCTATATCTCTACACATTGCGAATATTTTTTTGCGTTGTTCTATAGATAGTTTTTTATTATCCGGAACCTCTACTTCTGCTTTTAGTGGATATCCGTTTTCTAGTAAGTCAATGTGACTTTGTTCAAGTTCAACACCAGTAGCAACGACGGAATAAGTGCCGTCATTGTCTTTCTGGTATCTTGTAATGTATTGCATTTAAACCACACCTTAAAACGCTAAATCTTGGTCGTCATATCCAAATTGGCCACTGCTTTCAAATGGATTGCTTTGTTGAGACATTGATGTTTGTTGTTGTGCCCCGTTATTTTCTTCAGCTTTTTGCTTATCTGTCTTCGGAATAGGTTTGTTAACAACATCATCGCCCTTTTTGTAAGGTTTAATAAATGAAAAATCCGTAAAATACTTACCTTCATCTTCATTGAATTTCCATTTCAATACCAAGTGACAAAACTTACCAATAAGATCATTGGTATCAAAATCTAAGCTAGGAAGATTTAACTTAATACCTAATCGAGTAACTAATTCAATCAATTGTTTTTCTTGGAAATCATATTTATACGGCGGTACAAATTGATTATGTTTATATTGTTTGCCTTCATCATTTTCAAATACGATTGTGAAATATCTATTTTCTCTATCATTGAATTCAATATTTTTAACTTTCACTGTGAATTCTCCAGCTTGAAACCCTGCTGAGCCGTTATAAAACTTTTCTTGATTTGTTTCTTTAGTAAATTGCGCTTGTCCTGTGATTTTCATAATTAAATACCGTCCTTTTAATTAATTTTTAGTTTCCATTTCTAATTGCTTCTACTACGTCCGTAATGCTAGGATTTGCAAATTTCTTATTGTTAATTGTTATTGAAGGTGAATGTCTAATCTTTGTTTCAAACGTATTAGAAGGTTCAGCGTTTAGAATATATCTAGCTTTCTTTTCTCCGTTATCATCAAATTCTTCAATCATTGCCCTAGCTAACACATCACTTTGAGAAGTAATAGCTTTTTTAATTTGTTCTTGCGCTTCAATAGTGATAGTAGGGTTGATAGTGCTACCTTCATCATCTTTATCTTTGTTGATACCTTCATGACCTGTAATAACAAAGTGGAATTTGTATTCTTCTTGAAGTTTTCCTATTAATCTGTACATACTGACAATTCGTTCAGCAACTTCTCCCCAATCATTAAACGTTGGTTTTTTAGACTTATTTTTCATCACATCATTCAATGTCATATCTCTAAGTTTTTGAATAGTTTCAATAACTACAACATTGATTTCTTGTCCGTTTTCTCTCATCTCCTGTAAAATTTGAGGTAAAAAATTTACAACATAAACAAAGTGTTGATAGTTCTCGATTTCTACGTCTGATCCTTCGTCAGTAACCGTTGTTCCACCTTCGTTAATGTCAATGACGAAAGCGTCTTTATCTCTTGTAGCAAACGTGGTTTTTCCTGAGCCAATTTTTCCGTATACTGCAAATTTATAGAATTTCCTTTTATTTTTCTCAGCGATATTATTTATCTTTAGTTTTTTGAGTATGCTTACTTTTTCTTGTGGTTCTTGTTTTTCCTCAGTCATGTTCTACCTCCTCATACTCAATTGTTTCTGTCACTGTTTTCTTGATTGCTTTGTGCTTAGACATATCAATAACAGTTTTGTCTAGTCCGTCGAATTCTCTTGCGTCTCGCATATCAGTTGAATACTTCACTGTATCGTTCACTTCGGTTGGTCGGTTTGTAATAAATAGATTTTCATCTTTATGCTTGATTAGATAAGTTACAGTCTGCTTCATAGCGACCTCCTACCATCTCATGACTAAGTTAATTAGTCTGTCCTGTTCGTCTGTGTTCTCTTCAATCCATTCATCTATTGCTTGGTTGAATAAGTCTGATGCCATATCTAAGTCATTCTCATCTACGACATAAGCATGTTTAATTGGTACGTTGTTCATATCTTTAACTTGTATTGATATGCCCATATGACCTTTTAAAATGAATAGCTTAAAATCGAATCCGTTAACATGAATATTTTTGCGTATGATTTCGCCTATTTCGTAATACATCTTGACTTCCTCCGTTTTTCGTTTTATATTGAACATGAATTTTTTCTTAAGTGTTTTGTTTGATACTGTTACTTGTTGGCGCAAGTAGCAGTTTTTTTATTCTTCATAAAAGTATTCTTTATAAAATATGAATGTTGCGATACTTGCGAATCCCGCAATTGACCACGCTGTAGTGAAGTATAGAAACGGCATGAGTACAATCGCTAAGACTGTGAAGCATAATACTGCTAATAGATAGCTTTTATAAATGTTACTCATTTTCTTTTTTCAACGCCTCCATTATTCTTTCGTCTGACAAGCCGTGATAAGGGAATTTTTCTCTAGCTAATTGGACTGGTATTCTGCCTCGAATCGCAATGTAACCTTCGTCTTCAAGCTCTTTATTCAGTTCTCTTATTATTTGTCCTGCTTTGGATTTAGAAACAGATAAAATTACTGCAAGTTCTTTAGCTTGCAAACTATTTTTTATCATATCTATTCCTCCTTTTTATTTTTGTGTTGTGTATAATTTAGTTATCTCCTAGTGAAAGGAGGTGATAAGTATGGAATTTAATGATTTTCAAAATTTCTTTGGTGAACTTAGTAATCAAGCCGAAAAAGAATTCGGTGGTGACAGTGACTTTTTTAGAGATAGAATAAATAAGTTGAAAGAAGATGCTCCTGAAAACGTATCTTACGAAATTATTTATTCAATAGCTTTATACGAAAGCTTAAAAGCTCAACAAGATATGAAAATTTTGAATACAGTTAAATATCTTTTAGATCGTGACTAGCAATATCCAACAATGATTTGCTCTGAGCATTATTAATTTTTGGATAATCAAAATTTCTAAGTTTAAATCTTGTGTTTTTCTCAATCTTTACAACCTTCCACGTCACAACTGCCATTGTGATGAGGAGGGTTGTTTTGTATAGTGTGTTCATTGATAATTCCTCCTATTAAGATTTTTATTTTTCTCCTAAAAACTTATTAACAAAGTATTGTTGTCCTTTGCCTGTTACTTTTGGCGTCTTACTAATTGATGTGTGACCGTCCGAATGTGTGA